TTGAGAACATTTACTTCGCAACCTGTGTCTGCTGCAACAGGATACCCTGTTGTTGTCGGTGCAGGGGGAACAGGTGCTAATTTAAGTGGTACTGGTCAACCCAATCGATCAGGTGGTGGAGACGGAGGAACAACTACCTTTTTATCTAATAGTGTAGACGGAGGAGGAGGCGGTGGTAATTTTGGTTCAGCAGGACCCGCAAACTCTAGTGGACTTGGAAGATTAGGCGGATCAAGTGGCGGTTCTACAGCTTATTCAATGACAGGAACAGGAAACAGCCCAACTCCTTATTCACCATCTCAAGGTAATGATGGTGGAGAAGGCGGATACGCTGGTAATTCTTATTATCTCCACGGAGGCGGTGGTGGACACTCTGCCGATGGTGGAGACATGGTAACTGATAGACCCCCTCTTGCAGGATCAGCAGGATCACAAGGCGGAGCAGGTACTCAATATCCAGCCACAGGCTCTTATTATGCAGGTGGTGGTGGCGGTGGCTCTTATTTATCTGTAACCAAACAAAATGCAACCGCAAACAACGGCGGTGTAGGGGGTGGCGGTAATGCTGGTGGAACACCAGGACCCGCATCACCACCTAGTGCAGGAGGAGCAGGAACTGCCAATACTGGCGGAGGTGGTGGCGGTGCTGTTTGGACTAGTGCGCCAGCACAAACTGGCGGAAATGGTGGTTCAGGTGTTGTAGTAGTTAAAGAACCAGCAGTACCTAATTTAATCAATACAGGCGGAGTATGGAGCTTGGATGCGGTTTACGATAATGTAAAAGCAGGGACATGGACAACTTAACATGCCAAGATTAATCGGAGCAGTACAAACATCAGTTTATGCTGAAGCTTTAACTAATAACTATACATCTACTACAACTTTTGAAGCACCTGCAACAAGAGATATCGAGCTTTTGGTAGTTGCTGGCGGTGGTGGGGGTGGATCAAACCCTACTCCAGCACAACATGGAGGCGGAGGCGGAGCAGGAGGAGTTGCTCATGGTACAAGTTACCCTATTGTAAAAGGCACAACCTATCCAATTACCATTGGAGGCGGCGGATCATCAAGCACAGATGGCACAGACACAGTTTTTCTTAATCCAGTTAGTTCTCCCGAAACAGTTACCACCAGCGGAGGTGGTAGAGGCGGAGCAGGTGGACAAGGAGCGGCAGGTGGTTCTAGTGGAGGTGGCTCAGGTAATGATCATGGACAAGGAACATCATCTCCAGATCAAGCCAATCCAGCAGGCGGTTTAACTGGGTATGGTGGAACAGGATCACAAGGCAATGCAGT